GGGCTGACCATGTTCTGGGTCACCCTCAACCACGAGATGACCGATTCCGAAGGTTGGTAGATCTAGGTGATCAAGGTAGATCTCATACTTGCAACCCTCATCCCGTGCAAGCTCTTCACGGAGCTGATCTTTGTTCATGGAGTAGTCCTTCCAAGAGATTGCGCCAGAGCCTGTGTCGCCGGATCCGGCAACAGGATTGGTGAAACTTGTTCAGCGGTTCCGGCTTCAGCCGGCATTACGTTTGGTGCTGGTGTCATGGTTATAGGCTGGAAAACACTTGGTCCTTGTTGCGCTTGTTGCGCCTCTTGTGCTTGTACTTGCGCCTCTTGTTGCGCCTCTTCTGATTGCACGGTAGGCGTGACTTCAGGCAAAGCGCGGTCACTTCTTGGAGCCGCCTGCCCAATGCCTTCATACATAATCTCAAACGCTCGACCAACACGGTCATATTCCTCACCAGTGCCCGGCCTGACACCTTTTGGTCTGGAAATTATCTTCAAAAAAGAGTTGGTTCGTAAAGCACGAGACATGACGAAAATCCCAGCACCAGTGGTCAGTGCGGCCATTGGTCCCGATAGGAAAGCCGCTAGGCTCAAAGAACCAGCAATCGTGGCTGGAGCAAGACCGCCCAAACCTTTTAATGGCTTATCTGAAACGACTTCGGACTCTTTTACCAGTTTACGAAGCAGGGGACCGGCTTCACCAAACATAGCATCAACGGTCTCGTCACCGTAACTTTCTAACTGTCTAGCTAGTCGCGAAGAAAAAGTGCCATCAACCACAGACTCTGTTAGTTCTTTTGCCGTAATGCCTTCTGGAGCCACGTTTCCAATAATGCGCTCCATAGCAACTTGTCTAACTGCATCCATTGTTTCAGGACTTAGGTTTTGAGTAGCTTCTTTAATAACGCCACTTCGCCCTTGCCTAAAGATAAGATCCACAATTCTTTCTGGATCTTGATCAGCAAGTGCTCTACTTAAGCCCCTTGTCAGAGTAGAATCTGCCGCCGCGTTTGTAGTTTGTGTAAGACGGTTAATCGCTCTGACTTGTTCTGCAATTGGCTGCCCAGCCACAAGCGCAAGCTCACGATCCGTGACTTTTGCTCCGCTAGCACCAAGATCTCTAAGTGCTTTCATTAACGGCTTGTACTGTTTTCCAAACAGTACCTCGCCCGTGCTGCCCAATTTGTTTATTTCTTCTGCGATAGTGACAGGATTAGGTGTGCCAAACACATTTCTGTTTTGAGTAGCTACGCGCTCAAGAAAGTTACGCGCCATTGAGTTTTTTACAGCCTCAGAAATTTCAACCCCAGCGCCTCTGGCACCAGCAACCTCTTGAGCAAATCGTCTGGTTTCTTCAAATTTACGCACGAGTCCAGATTTTAACGGGTCGTCATCAGGTAAACCTTTGACGAGTTGAGCATCTTGCGTGTTCATGCCTCGCGCCAAAAACTCATCAAAAGTTTTTGGTGCGTCTATAGCGGCTCGACCACCCGGCACCACTGACTTAAAAAACTTTTTTAATGTATCGCCTCTATTAGGCGCTAACAAGACTCCACCCGGATCAAATAACTCTTCAACGTCAAGCTCGCCATCTTTGTACTTGCGAAAAATCTCAGATGTCTTGGCATCCCTGAAACGACCAACACCTTTGCCATAGAACCTGTTTGCCTTTTCTAGCAAATCTAAGCCATCTTTTGCTTGAGCATCCGCTTTACCAGTAAATCTTCCGTCTGGTCGGCGACCTTGTCCTATACTTCTACGGATCTGTAATGCAGCGTCCGTATATGAGCGGTCAATTGCGCCTAGCAATTCGCCGATGAACTTACGGTTTTGCGTGCCTACAAGACTAGGATCATAACCAGCCTCACGCAAAGCGGTGCGTACACCATTCATTTCTGAAACGGTGGCATTTCGATAACCGTTGCCCTCTTTAAACTTCAGGATAAATTTACCGAGGCCAGATCCAGCAAGGTCAAAAGCAGGGTTGTCTTTTTGCAACCGTTCAAAGGCTTGCACAAGTTTGGCTGTGGGCAAGACTTTAGCATCACCCAACAGCTGGCTTGCCTTGTTGTACAACATATCTGTGTCTTCATCAAAAATGCGTTTGGAAATTTCTATTTGACGAGCGATCTTTGTTCCGTTTAACGGTTTGGTATCGCCAAACATACCAATGATGTCGTCAATGCCTTGATCGACAAGATTGACAAGATTGGTTTCAGCTTGCTTTAAAACATCGTCTGGATTGCCGTAGATTTTAACTAAATCGCGGTCTATAAGTTCTAGGATCTTTTGTTTGTCCGTGGCCTTACCACTGTAACCAGCGGCCCTCATATTGCCTGCTAGCTTTTCTGCTACAAGTTCTGCGTTTGTTCGAGCCGCCTTTGCATTTGGAAAGACACCTTCATAGATGGCCTGTAAGCGCCCAAGAATCGGCGCTTCATTAACCGCACGCACGGTGGGTTTGCCACCTTGACTAATGACTTCACGAGCCATCTTTCTAGCTTCGTTGGCTGATTGAGATCCGCTACCTTTGGCTAGATAACCAAGCAGTGATGTTAGACCTCTGGCACCGGCTTCACCAAGACCCCCAGTGATAAACTCTCTTTTCATCCCGTTATAAAGATCATCTACGTTCTCACGGCGCAGTCCTCCCTGATCTTCCTGATACTCATCAAACAAATACCCTAATGTTGATGCGCCGCCGGTAGCTAGTGCAGCGCCTACCCAACCGAATGGACTGGCAAGCGCGGAGGCTGCGGTAGCCGCAAGTAACGGGCCGCGAGTTTCACCGTAAAAGTCAACAAAATCATTCTTTGTAAAGCCACGCTTTTCATCAATTGCAAGAAGCCCGTTGCCCTTGATGTCGTAACGTTCTTTAATCTCATCAGGCAACAGATCTCGATCCAGAAGAAACTCGCCTTCAGGATCAATTTGCACAGCTTCGTCAGGTATACCAAGATCTTGAAGCCGAGCACGCCGCTCTGCTTCATTGTCACCTTTAGCAAAGTTAAGACGAAAACCAACATCCTGAACACCTGTGTCGTAATCAATTTTACGCGCTGGAAGTTCCGGCTCCACAGGACCGGTATCCTGATCAGCAGCTTGAGCGGCAGGCTGTTCAGAAAAAAACGTGTTAATGATTGCCTGTTCTTCTTCCCGTGTCGGAGAGTCACCAGCTATAACAACGATTTTATCACCATCCGGAGTTGAAACGGTAATTTCACCCATGCTTATTACTCCAAGTAAAACTTGCCATCGTCACCTTCTTGCAGCCGTAAACCGGGGGCGGCAGCTTTTGCTTCTTCAAGCCCACCGATCTCATAACCAATTTCTGCACCTATTCTAGCGTAGTTTTTAGAGGCATCCTCCGCCTTATCGCGAATGATTCTTTGAACCCTTTTTAGCGCATCAATGGCTTGTTCCTTGTTGGTAAACACGTTTTTCCAACTGCCTAAATTCATAGTGTCTGTGGTTTTGTCATATGTCGCATCAGCAAAACCCAGAGATCTAGCGACCTGTTCACGTTCTTGGTTTGAAATCATTTTGCCGCCCTCATTCAAAATGATTCGAGCTGACTGCAAGGCAATGATTCTGTTTAAGTTTTCAAACTCGCTTGCTTCACTGACAACGCCGTACTCAAGTCCTGCGGCTTTAAGAATAGGTTCTACAGGTGTGCCTTCAGACCAACCTCTTGCTGAATCAGCGAGTTTTCCAAGAAGTCCTGGTGTGCCTAACGCACCTTTTTCTGCAAGTTTTATAGCGTCTTCAAGTGCATTGTCTGTACGAGCCATGGCTTCAAGATCTTGCACATAACCAGCCGTTGCGGCTGTCCACTCATTAACTCCCCCAGCTAATTGAGGTTTAAGATTTAGTGCAAGACCTTCACGAGTAGGATACACGATGTTAACACTAACATTTTCGTTAAGGTCTTTTTTAACTGGGCTTTTCAGGTAGTAGTCGTCAAGGCTCTTCCTATTTTTAGTCGCCGCTATTTTTGCTTTTGCCAGTTCATTAGCATCATCCATTTGTTGCCTGTATACCGTCCCATCCACTAAGGGTGCACCACCCATGGCTTCAAACGCATCGTCATTTAAACGAAGATGCGTGCCTTTAACAATCTTTCTGCCATCGGGCGCAATAAAGTCTTCAGCGGCATAGTAAGAGTCCTTTGAAAACGCTCTAGTGCGATCTGCCTCTTTTCTTTGGATCACATACTTTGAAGCAAGAAGATCTGTTTCTCTCTCATACGCTTTCTTTGCTTTCGCATCTTTTATAAAGTTTGGAAGCGTTTTTTTCATTCCCTCCGAAAAATTTTCAAGCGCATCTGGACTGTCGCCACTGGCGATAGTGAATCCCATTAAGGCGATGTTAAGTCCCATGACTGATGGGTCAGCCTCGTACTTCGGAAGAAGTTTAAGAAACTCCGCCTTCAGATCCTCTGAAGAGCCGGTGCCTTTTTCAACCGCCGTTTGAATCTCAGAGTTGTCTGAATCTTGTTTAGGCACACCCTGTGCCGCATTAGCGGCCTTGGCTTGTGCTACAACTTCAGCGAAGTTCTTCGGCTTGGGTTGCGGCACTGTCATATTGGCGGCAGGATCCGTATCTGTGCGTTCTTCTCTAGTTGACCCTGTTGGACTGCTGTCGTCAGTGGTCTCGGTTTCGGTCTCGGTCTCGGTGGGCGACTCATCATCTACTACACCCGCCCTCTGAAGCTCATCAGCCGCAGCCAGTTCTTTGTCCCTGTTTGCTTTATCTATAAGCTGTTGAATTTCTGGACTTAAACCAGGTCTGTATTCGCTAGTCTCTTCGTCAAAATAAACTGCACCGCTTGGATCGGTTTGACCCATCGCACGAACACTTTCTTCTTGCCTCCGCAAATACTCTTCTTCACCGTCTGGCACACCTGTTTGCGGAGATGTTGATTGTCCTGGGATCGACAGCGAAGTTAACGATGTTGTCGGCGTAACGCCAGCGGGTCGCCCTAACGCAGTTGCTGACTGTAGATTATCCAAGCCCTTCTGGTCCATAATATTGAAACCAAGTCCTTGTAAGTAGTCCTCGGGAGGACTCAGTTCAGCCATACGACCAGCAAGAGTGCTTGGATCTGATTCATCCCCTGTAATTAACGCTGTCCCAGCACCAGTAATGCCACCAACAATGTTGCCCCCAATACCCGCAGCACCTTCTACTATACTACTAAGTACGGAGTCGCCAAGATAATCGGTGATTGGTTTGCTAGCGAGTCTCCCACGATCACCACCCATCAGCATACCTAGATACGCTTGTTCACCTGCACTTAAAGAGCCAAGACCACCCTCAAGTGCTTTTGTTGCGAGTTCAACTTCTGCGGCGTTACTAAGGCTGGTGCCTCTAGCAGGGCCGGTGTACGAACGACCATCTGCCGTCACACCCACCCTACGAGGGCGAGAGTTATACAGTTCAATTGGTGTTCCAAATGAGGGGGTTACAGTGCCTCCACCCTTAAACCTCTGCACCTCTTGCATGAGCGGAGCAGAGGAGGCCATAATCCCAGCCGCTTGATTGAGCATGTCACGAGCAGGACGAGAGTTTTTGAACAGCTTGCGATTGTA